GAGGCGCGGGAACGATGGGACGCACGAGCGGCCCCGGCTGAAGTGGGCCACCTCACGCTCGGGGTCGACGTGCAGGATGATCGGCTCGAAGCACTCTACTGGGGTTGGGGCCGCGGAGAGGAAGCATGGATCTGGCCGCGCAAGGTATTTCTTGGCAACCCCGATCGGGACGAGGTCTGGCAGTTGCTGGACGCCTGGCGCAGTGAAGGAGTACCGCACGTATCCGGGCACATCCTCCGAGCTAATACCTGCTGCATTGATTCCGGCGACCATACCGACGCGGTCTATCGTTACGTCAAGCCGCGGTATGAGCAGCGGGTGTATGCCACAAAAGGCTCAAGCAGAGCAGTCAATTTTCTGGTGAGGAATAAGCCAACGGTAACGAATAAGGCACGGGTCCGACTCTTTATGGTAGGAACCGAATGCGGCAAGAGTATACTCCACAATCGCCTTAAGCTCACTGTACCCGGCCCGCGGTACATGCACTTCGCCCAGGACGTTGACGACGACTTTTTCCCGCAACTTCTGGCCGAGGTACGGAAGATTGTGCTGGAGAACGGGCGCCATGTGGCCCGTTGGGTCTTGCCACGTGGCAAGCGGGCGGAGATTCTCGATATGTGCGTCTTGAATCTGGTGGCCTTCGCTCTGGGAACCGTTACCCCGGAGCGGCTCGGGTCTGCCGTTGACCGCTGGGCGTCTACCCCCCTCCCGGACGCCCCGCCCCCACCTCCCGAGCCGCTCAAGCCAATTGTTCCCAATCTGGGGGTAGCCCGGGCCATGGCCCGGGTCCAAGCTATGCGGCGGAAGTTCCGCTAGATGGCCGGCCCCTTGGTTACCCTCCCCATCCGGTGCCCGGGTTGTGGGCGGTTTCTCACGGGGCAGGTCTCCCAACTCCTTTCGCAGATGTTAAGTATCTGCGGAGTGCCGGCGGCTACCCTCTTACTCCAAGTTCCATGTCTCACCTGCCACACTCTCATCGACGTTCGGGCAAAGGATGTACAGGCTCGATGCTAGGGAGGTAATTGCTCCGGCTGGGTGCTAACATGGGGGGCGGCGGGATGCTAATTTCCATTAGCCGCGTTTCCGCCCCACCTCGCACGTCTGGACCGGATGGACCGAGGGTTGCCGGTTGCCCCCTTACGCGCCGCGCATGAGCGTCAATACGCAGGGTCCGGTCCATCCGGTCCACCTACTTGACACGATGGCCAGCATGTTGTAAAGTGACACAAGTAGACTTCTTGGGCGTCTGGCACCAGTGAGTGCCTTAGGAGCCCCACAGAACTCCTGGAATCCCGAGGAGACCTGTGGGGCTCGTGTCTTTTATAACCATGGGAGGAGCGTCTGGCCCCAACCATTCCTAGCGGTGAGCCGTCTAGCCTGACCGCAGGCAATACGTGGACATGGACCCGCACCTTCGCCAACTACACGCCGGTTGAAGGTGCGGGGACGTGGACCCTGAGCTATCGGATCGTAGGCGTGGATCTGCTCGAATGGGACCCGCTCTGGGCTGTCGCGGATGCCGCCGGCTGGACTATCACTATCCCCGCCGCGTTAACCTCCGTCACCGCCGGTACGTATGCGTGGACGGCAATACTAACGGGTGGTGGCACCCTGGCCGGACGGCGAGAGACGCCCGCGAACGGACGGGTCACGGTCATTGCCGATCCGGACAGCCTTGGGGCCGGTGATGGGCTCGCGTTCGCTGAAACCAACCTCGCCGTCGTCGAAGCCGCCATGGCTGGCCGCCTGTCCGCGGACCTCCAGTCCTACAGTATCGGTGGTCGGTCCGTCACCATGATCCCCTACCTGGAGCTCTACAACATCCGCAAAGCGCTTCGGGAAGAGGTCTACCGCCTCCGGAACCCGGGCAAGCCCCTTCCCGGCCTCCACATCGCGTTCCGCCAGCCTGGGAGTAGCGCATGAGCCTCCGCACCTGGCTCGCCAACAAACTGGCCGGCCGCCAGCGGGAGCGCCCAGTCTGGCACCGATTCGGCTCCTTCGCAGCCGCCCAGCAGAACCGACTGTTCGAGGACTGGGTCGCGTCCTACATGTCGGGCCGGGATGAAAACCGCTGGGAACTCACCCTGCTTCGCCGTCGCTCCCGTGAACAGTGCCGCAACAACCCGATCGCCCGCCGCTACCTCGGTCTGTGTGACGAGAACATCTTAGGGGCACATGGCATCGGCTTGCAGGCACGCAACATGATGGCCAACGGCGAACCGGACGAGGAAACCAATCAACAGATCGAATCGGCGTGGGAGGAATGGACGGAAGCGGAAAACTGTACGGCGGACGGTAAGCAGTGCTTCCGCGAGTTCCAGGGAGCCGTCCTGGAATCCGTGCAACGGGACGGTGAGGCGCTGGTCCAGTTGCTACCGGGATTCCGTAATGAGTGGGGCTTTGCGGTCCGTCAGATCGACATTGACCTGCTCGATGAGAACTACAACCAGTCGGCCGCCGATGACCGCAACATGGTGGTGCAGGGCATCGAACTCGACCGCTGGGGTCGTGAGGTAGCCTACTGGCTCTGGAATGAACATCCCACCGCACTAGTTACCTCAACCATACGTCGCCGGCAACGGGTGCCCGCAACCAACATTCTGCACCTCGGCCGCCCGCGCCGTGTGGGTCAGGTTCGCTATGAGCCGGCCCTGACGCCCGTCCTTATTCCGATGCGGATGTTGGACGAATACCAGACCGCTGAACTTGTCGCCGCACGGACTGGTGCGGAACGGATGGGCTTTATTACCGGTGGTATCGGACCTGACCCGAACGATCCCCTCCCCGCCTCGGAAACGCTGGAAACCTCCAAGGGCCGCCTGGACCGACTGGGCGAAGGGGAAACCTTTGTGCCGTGGGATAACGGCCACCCGGTACAGGCGTTCGACATGTTCCAGAAGGCGATACTGCGGCAGATCGCGGCCGGCCTGAACGTGTCCTATGCGGCGCTTACCGGGGATATGTCCCAGTCGAACTACTCGTCGACCCGTATCGCGATGCTGGCGGAGCGGACCAATTGGGAGATCCAGCAGGAATACTACGCCGAGCGCTTGTGTGAGCCGGTCTATCGCGAGTGGATACGAAATGCCGTGATCTGGCAACAGCTCCGCCTGCCTGGCCCGTTCGCCAATTACATGGAAGCCGAGTGGGAGTGTCGCGGCTTTGAGTATATCGACCCGCAGAAAGACGTGGACGCTGACCTCACGGAAGTCGCAGCCGGGCTGACCAGCCTGACGGATGTCTGCGCCCGCAAGGGGCGAGACTTCGCCACCATCTTGCGGAAGCGGAAAGCGGAAATCGAACTTGCGGAGGAGCTCGAAGTTCCACTGACGTTCGGCAAGAGTGCGCCTGGTGCGCCTGCCGCACCCGCGGCAACCGCAGCACCTGAGGCGGAACCGGAAGAACCCGAGGAGCCGGAAGAACTGCCGACGCCCACCACTAACGGCAACGGACGCAAAAGGGGTAAACGTGCCACGCGATGACACGCAGAAACATATTCGGCCCGTGATCCAGACGCGGGAAATGCGGCTGGAGATCGAGCCGTCCCAGACCAGGGCGGACGGGACCGAAGACCCTCGCATCCCGATCGCACTCTCCAGTGAATCGGCGGTCGAACGCTACGACTGGGGTACGGGTGAACGCTATCTCGAAGTACTGGACCACAGCCCCGGGGCCGTGGACCTCACCTATGCGCGGGATGGGTTGCCCTTCCTGATGGACCATAACATGCGGTCCCAGGTTGGCCTCATCGAAAACGTACGGGTCGACCCGGACCGCAAGTTGCGCGGTATGGTCCGGATGGGGAACCATCCAGACGCCGCTTGGCTGGAGAAGGACATTCGGGCCGGTATCCGAACCAAAATCAGCGTCGGCTACGACCCCGGCGACGCCTATGATCTGACCCGGGCAAGCGAAGGGGCAGTACCGACGCGGAAGTATCGCGGCTGGATACCGATGGAAGGCAGTTCAGTAGCCGTCCCCGCGGACCTCGCGGCGGGCGTGGACCGGAGCGCGGCGCCGGCCGCACCCGTTCCCCAACCTCAGCCGGCGGCGGGCCACAAGCCCGAGGAGCGTACCATGGCGGAAGAGAAAGACACGCCGGTCGCGCCCCCCTCTGGGGGCGGGC